CCTTTATTACAACAAGCAAAACATAAAACTTTGGATTACTATAAACAAAACCCAGACTCATTTAATGTTGTATATGGAACTGATTTAGCACAAGATTATTTAAAGGATATAATAGAATTATTTAAAGACTAATGGCAACTCTAAATGTATCAGTAACCCAAAGTAATTTATTATTAACATCAGCTGTTAGTGCTGGTACTACTTTAGACTTTGTTATTGATAATCCTTTATCTTCTACAAGTTACTTTACTTTAGAAACAGTGCCAAACAACCAAGGTTTATATGAGCCCCATATTTCTAAAAGTACTTCTGGATCATTTACTTTAGACACAGGACAATTTGGGTTAATACAAAGTGATTATATAGCCTCTGTAGTAGTTCCATCTGGTAGTTCTACTTTAACTTTTGTTCCTGAAGATGACATACCTGCAAACACATTAAACTTAAGAGGAGTAGGAGCAGTTCCCGCTGGCTCGATATCTATTTAAAAATTCATAATATTTATATTATATGGCAACGCTACAACAACAATATAACTTAATTAAAGAAGGCAAAGGAGATAAAAACTTTTTCCTTAAACAAGCCATGAACCAATTCCCAGAATTTATAACTGTACATAATACATTTGACCAAACAGTTAATATTTTAAAAGGTAAAAGTATTATCTCTGAAGGAGCAGGTGGTGTAACTACTGGTAGAAAAGATTGGTTTAAAATCTTTGAAGCTGAAGTTAAAGCCCATAATAAAGAAACTGAAAAAGAATTAGTTGATTTAGAAACTAAAAACTTTGACTATAAAGATAAAAAGAACATTGATAATGTTTATGGTCAATCTTTCTTGATTGGTTATTTAGCTGAAATGGGTGATCCTAAAAATGCTAAAAAAACAGTAGATGAATTAAAAGCTATTGTGGCTAAAAATATGGCTAAAGATGCTAACTACTACGCTAAAAATGGTATGTTTGGTGTTAAAGGAATTGGTTTAGAAACTTCAACCGAACCTAAAGCACCTAAAGGTAAATACAAAGCAAGTGGTTACGGTGATTTAGACAAGAAAAAATAATGAAACAAGTATTAATTGAAACTATACCATTTACAGTTAGTCGTACCCAATTGCATGAAGGAATGAAAGCCCCATCAGGTAATCCTTTAGTTGAAGGTATTTTAGCAACTGCTGAAGTAAAAAATGGTAATGGTAGATATTATGCTAAAGAGTTATGGGAAAGAGAAATTGATAAATATCAAGAACTTATTAGAGAAAATAGATCAACAGGTGAATTAGACCATCCTGAATCTTCTATTATTTCTCTTAAAAATGTCTCTCATATTATTAGAGAATGCTGGTGGGATGGAGATAAAGTAATAGGTAAAATAGAAATATTGCCTACCACCTCTGGAAATATTTTAAAAGCACTTATTGATAATAATGTAACAGTAGGTGTATCATCTCGTGGAATGGGTTCATTAAAAGAAATTAGTGAAGGCACATTAGAAGTACAAGATGATTTTGAATTACTATGTTGGGACTTCGTATCAACACCTTCAAATCCAGGCTCATATATGCACCTAGTTAAAGAAGGTAAAGAAGTTAATACATACCAATATGGTAAAGTTAACGGATTGTTATCCGAAATTCTTTGCGCAAACGGTTCTTGTCCTGTTTTTTAAACCCTTTGCGATTTTAAAAAATCTTTATATATGTATACCTGACAATATGCCATTTTCTATATGGCATCAAGATTTTTAATATCTATTACGCTTCGACATTAGTCAATAATAAGCGTACTTCCAACACAATTTAATTGAGGAAAAAACTAAAAAAAAGTATGGCAAACAGAGACTTACTCAAAGAAGCCATTGCCGATGCCAAAGCTGTTAAGGAAACAGCCATCGCCAATGCAAAGGCTGCTCTTGAAGAAGCTTTTAGTCCTATGCTCCGTGAAAAGTTAGCTGCAAAGATAGCTGAAATGGACAAAATGGATGAAGCTGAAGAAGAAGTAACCGAAATGAAAGAAAAGGAAATCGAGGAAACTTACGACATGGATGAAGCGTATGACATGGATGAAGCCAAAGAAGAAATGAAAGAAGGCGAAGACATGGAAGAAGCAGAAGACATGAACGAGATGGACCTTGATGAACTTTTAAGAGAACTTGAAGACATGGATGAAAATGAAGAAATGTCTGAAGGTGAAGAAGAAGATTTAATAGAAGCTGAAGACGAAGAAGAAGGCGAAGAAACTGAAGAAACTGAAGAAGAAATCGACCTTGAAAACATGTCTGAAGACGACCTTAAAAAATTCATCGAAGATGTAATCGCTGACATGGTTGAAGCTGGCGAATTAGAAGCTGGTGAAGGTATGGAAAGCGAAGAAGAAGATGAAGAAGAAGAAGGTGAAGAAGAAGTAGAAATTAACGAACGTAAAAAGTACGGTGGTAACAAAGGTGATGTTCCTGCCTCTAAACGTGGTGACAAAAAAGACACTGCTGAAGAAGAGGGTGTTGAAGACTACAAAAAGAAAATGAAAGAAAACAAAGAACCAGTAAATGAAGTAGTAATGAGTACTGCTCTTCTTATGGCTGCAGGAATTGTCTCAGGCCTTGTAGGTGCCGGTGTGATAACTACTAGTGTAAGCAAAAGGATGGATATCAAGAAAAAGACAGCAGAACTTATTGCAAACGGTATGCCTCCAGAAGAAGCAGCTAAAGAAGCTATTAAATTTGTTAAAGCTGACTACGATAAACCAGCTTATGGTACTGGTACTAGAGGAGGATTTAACCCTGGATCTAATCTTGAAGAAGATGAAAAAGAGTTAAATGAAGCTTACAACACTATTAAAACCATTAAAAAAGAATTAGCTGAAGTTAACTTATTCAACGCAAAACTTCTTTACACTAACAAAATCTTCAAATCTAAAAACTTGACTGAAAGTCAAAAGGTTAAAGTATTAGCTGCTTTTGATAAAGCTGCTAGTGTTGAGGAAGCTAAATTAGTATTTGAAACTTTATCTGAAGGATTCACTACTAAGAGAGCTCCTATGAATGAGTCATTAATCCGTGGTGGTGCCTCTAAAGCTGCTGGTGTAGCTACTAAGAAGCCAATTATGGAAGCTAATGACCAGGTTGCTAGATGGCAAAAATTAGCCGGTATTAAATAAAAAACAAAAAATAAAAAACAAAAACAATGTCACAAGTACAACAATTATTAGAGAGCGCTGCAGGTTCTTGGAAGAATTTGCAAAGCGACGCAGCCAAATTGGCTGGTAAGTGGACTAAGACTGGTTTGTTGGAAGGTTTAGGCGAGATTGAGAAAAATAACATGTCAGTCTTGTTGGAAAACCAAGCCAAGCAATTAGTAACTGAAACACAAAACATCATTTCTACTAACTCATATTTCACTTCTGGTACTCAGGGTGAGAACTGGGCTGGTATTGCTTTACCATTAGTACGTAAGGTATTCGGAACTATCGTAGCTAAAGAATTTGTTAGTGTTCAACCAATGAACATGCCTTCAGGTCTTGTGTTCTTCTTGGATTTCCAATATGGAGATACTAAGAACCCATTCACTGCTGGTGATTCTTTATATGGTACTAGAAACGCTTCTGGTCAGTTCCCATTCCAAACTACTGAAACTGCTGGTGGTTTGTATGGTACAGGTAGGTTTACTTACTCAACTAACCAAACTTCATCTGTAGTAACTGTAACTTCAGCTTCAAACTTCAGTTCAGCTTCTTTCCAAGATGTGAACTTTGATACTGATTACTCAGCTTCTGTAGCTAGAGGTGAGATCAAGAAAATTGCTATCTCTGCTTCAACTACTAACTTAGCTGACTTCGATCCAGATGCTGTACGTGGTTTCATTATCACTTCAGGTTCAGAAATCGTTGCTGCTGATAACTTACAACAGTTCGCTACTTACGATTACACTAACAACACTATTAACTTCTTTGTAACTGCTTCAGTTGCTGAATTGAATCCACCAGCCGGTGTTGGTGCTATGACAATCTTCTACAACAAGAAAACTGAAGATCGTTACAGAGGTGATTTTGAAGATTCAAGCTCATACGCTGTTCCAAACGCTGCTTCTGCAACTACTATCTCTATCCCACAGATTAACGTTAAGATGCAGTCACAAGCTATCACTGCTAAAACTAAGAAGTTGAAGGCTGTATGGACTCCTGAGTTTGCTCAAGACTTAGCTGCTTACCAGAACATCGATGCTGAAGCTGAATTGACTAACATCATGAGTGAGTACATTTCAATGGAAATTGATTTGGAAATCTTAGATATGTTGATCGAAGATGCTGCTGCTGGAACTGAGTACTGGTCAGCTGTAAACAACACTGTAATTTCTGGTTCATTGCCAACTACTTTATCTTCAGGTTTCTACAACACTCAAGGTCAGTGGTTCGCTACTTTAGGAACTAAGTTACAGAAATTGTCTAACAAAATTCACCAGTTGACTTTGAGAGGCGGAGCTAACTTCTTAGTTACTTCTCCAACTGTAGCTACTATCTTGGAATCAATCCCAGGATTTGCTGCTAACTCA